CATTGCATCGTAAATGTCCATTTATCCAACCATTTGCTGCTGTTGTGGCATTTGGCGCATCGGTGGCCCCTGGGGAGGCATGCCCTGCGCCTGCTGCGCCTGCTGCATCCGTGCCTGCATCTGCTGTATTTGTTGCTGTTGCGCCTGCATCTGCTGTTGCATCTGCTGTAGCGTGTCGAATTGCTCCGGGGAGAGTACGAGGTCATCAAAGGAGCTCCCGGACAATTTGCCGATCTTCAATTCTGTCTTGATCAGATGCTCCGGACCAGCCGCGCCTGCCGGTATCAGAACTGCTGCCAGCTTCTGAAAATGGGCTTCGAGCATCTGAACCTTTTGAATCCGGTCATTTGGGCCGACTCCTACTTCAATTTGGACATCAGAATCCCCCCCGATCTCCTGGGGCTGAATGACTGTCACCTCCCGGCCCCTGACAGTGACGGGAGCCTGCGGAGGCCATAGTTTGTTGATTTCAAGAAAGTCCCGGATCACATATCGCAGGGCATCGCCCAGGATCGTTGCATACAGCTTTTGCCGCTGCTGTCCGGCGTTTTGCAACGCTACGGTCCCGGTTGCAGTTTTGCCCATGTTGTCTGCTGTCAGGCCCTGATTGAGGCTGTTGACGCCCGTTCTGCGCTCAAAATCAGAACGAACCATTTCGATTCCTTTGAGCAGAGACTCTCCGGGCTGGTCGGGCCGGATGACCTCGTGATCTGCGCCCTTCATTGCAGTGATTACGTCGCCAACGCTTCTGTCTGCCCATTCATCAGCAAAGCCGGGGTCTGACGTGACCATTGTTCCGTAAGAGGCATCCGCACTAGCATCAACATAGATACGGCGTAGGTTGGTCATCTCGTTTTGGTCGTCTTTCAACATTAAGGGGAGGGGCTTACCTTCAAATCGAAAAGGAACCTCGAACAGGCACCCTGACCGGAAAGGGGGCCGCCCGTAGGGGTTCTCTTCGGCATGAAGAATAACATCCCCACACCGCCAGATAATGACCGGCTCTGCAATCCCGTCATTATCTACGTCCAAACGCGTATAAATTTCATCGACGTAATATCTCCGGTTCGGTCGGCTCCGGGGGTCATCATCATAGACATCATTCATTCCCATTGTCTGCCAGTCCAGCCCATCGACCGTGTACTGCCTGTCCCGCTCTGCATCCAGCTCGGGAGCTACGAGGGTATCAACGCTTTCTTCGTCAACCCGCTTTGCCGATCCCTTGCGATACAGCCCTGCAAGCTCCCCCCGCTTGATCTCGTCAAGGGTCTTCTCTTGCCTGTGGATAACGATGGAGCAGGAGTCGATGTCCGTACCGTCCGGGGAGCGTAGGAACTCCCACGGGGGCACGGCAAGGATACGAGGCCCACGGTACTTGACATCCTGCCGGACAACCTTGACGTTTTCAAAATAGACCAGCTTCTGCCCGTCAACCGATTCTTCCACCTCGTCGTACAAGGTAGCCTCTGCCGCTGGATCGGCCTCTATCTGCTGCATCTGCTCAAAAGTCAGGCGGTCGTAAGTCTCGGTTGTAGCGTCCTTATCTTCGTCGAAATAGGTCTTCATGATGCCGTTATGGTACATCAGTGCAGTTGAAACATACTCCCGGATCGCCTTTGCCCCGTCTTGCTGCCGGAACATTTGGTAGCGAATCAACTTCTTGAGCTTGTCGGCCTGGTCCCCGTCGTCCATCTGGACAGTGAAGAAGTCGGGGTGGGTAAAAATGTCAATCATGCCGGGTTTTAGCCATTCAATCGTGTCAAAAACCACACTGGCCACATACTGGCTAAAGCCCTCTTCTTCGTTCCCAAGCGGAAGCCGGTGGTATAGCGCGTCACAGCGCTCTCTCTCATTGCTGAGCTGCCCGGCCCAATCTTCAGCCCTTTTTATGTCGGGCTCGATGAGCCGAATCAGTTCATCGTCAGAAATTTTGATAGGCATCTATGCGATTCTCCGTTTTCTCTTCCTGTCCTGTCGCGCCTGTGCGCTGTATCCGTGCCGTGGCTTGACTGGTTGGGCAAAGGTTAGGGCCAATGAGTCAAACTCATCCGTGGACCGAACCCCGCGTTTCTTCATGTCTTCCTTGCTCTCAAGTACAAGACGTTGACGCGAGTCGTACTTGAACCCCGGACCGCAAGCATCAGCCTGCAAAGAGTCAACATCTGGGATAGAAACCGGCTCCGCTTCGTCTTCCAGCCAGTCCCGCGCCTCTCCCCACATCTCAGCGCGTTTGTTCAAATATCTTTCGGGGTTAAATACATCCGTACTTCCGAAATTTACCGGGATGATGAACCGGCCAAATGGCATGTCCTTCACCTGGTCGTATATCGGCCCACCAAGCCCGCCAATATCGATGAACATCCAGTCTATGGGGTTCTCGGGATTGTCAGGCTCTTCAAACAACCGTCTGATCTCCCCAATGATCGCCTTGGTATCAGGTGTCTTGTAAATCTTCCCGGCCCAAGCAACACGCCCCTGCCGGTGGTAAAATGATGTTCTGTCCCCACCCCTGGCAGGATCAAGCCCGACAATGTGCGCCCCGCCCGGCTCCACGTCCGTTCTCTTGCGTGCGGCAAGTACACATCCCGGCGTGATAAATGGGTTTAGGCCCGTGACCTGAAAGGCTTCATGAGCGCAACACGGGTATTCCTGTTTGAAAAGTATTTCATCGCCAGAAAAATCATTGAGCAGCTTGAGCCTACGCCAAAGAATATTCCCCTTGGTCATGCCGTCATTTCGATACTCAGAAAAAAGCTTTTCTTCCTCTGGGGTCATGACGAAATCTTTGCCCGGGGAAGTGAAGTATTCAGTTTGCCAGAACCAAGGAACAAAGATTGCGATGTATTCTGATAGCCCCGCCTCTGCTGCCTGCCAGCCAGGGAAGAACATCTCGTCGAACCCGTTGGCCGTGCTTTCCAGAATGATCTCTTCGGCGGCACTTGCGGCCTGGAAAACTCCCGTCTTGAGTTCCTTAACATTTTTCCAGAAGGCACACTCAGAGCCATGAAACAGGTCGATTGTGTCACTACGCCCAACAGCTCCCGAGCCTGCTGTCCCCAAGGAATATGCTGAATCCAGCTTGTCAAAGACCAGCTCTTTACGGTTAGAATGAGAGGTCGAAGGCTTGACTAGATCCGGGCAATTGTCATGGAACCGATTAACCATTTTGAACAAGTTGCTGGTTGCGTCTTCAAGATGGGTCAGAATAAAAGTTTTGAATCCAGGGGAGTGAGTCGTCTCGTGGTAAAACCTGCCCCCTATATATGTAGAGCACCCCTGCTGACGGCCCTTGAGGATGTATGCACGGACTTTCCCCGTTTCTCGCTTCTGTTCTTCCAGCCTCTTGTGGATATACCGTTGCGCCTTGTTCAGAACGAACTTTGCAGTCTTCCCACTCTTGCCATCAACCTCTTTCAGCCTGATTGTGAGGCACTTTTCAGCGTAGTGCGGGAAATCATCTCGCAAGCGTTGCCTTATGCGTTTCTCTTCAGCGTCCACCTAATCCAGTTCCTTCAATGCGTCTTCGTGAGAAATGCCAATAGTTCCAGAGTGTTCAGTCTCTTTCTTGTCGTGCCAGCCGAAATTCTTGAGCGCGAAAATTGCCCCTGTCGGCTTGTCTCCGCACAGGCGCATTTCATAAAAATGCTCAACGATTGCCTTCGCTCTTTTTACTGAGTAAGAAAACCCATCGTATTTTGCATACTCGTCAATGCTTGCGCGAGAGCAAAACCCAAGATACAGAGCAAGCCCTGTCCACGTCACGGGCTCCAAAGTGCCTTCGTTTGTACAGTGAGCAACATATTCATCAACCTTGGCATCAAACGCCTTCGGAGAGTCATATATGCGGGGTCTTCCCCCAAGGTTCTTTCCTTCTTTCATGCTTTTATCTCTTTGCACTTCTCCCCCAACCAAAGGGTACTATTGCCCCGTAAATATCAAAAAACCGAGGCTATGGAGTGAGACTGGTGCTTTATACTGTTAGAATTATCGGGACAGCCGCGCTACCCATGGGTTCATTGTTTTCGGGGACAGGTGCTTCTCCCATGCTTCCACCTGCTCGTCGGTACATCCCCCAACCGCTAACCGCCTGGAAAGGCTCCCGTTTATCCGTTCCCCCTGGGCTTATTGCCTAGGCCAGGGAATATCGGCGTCCGGGGCTTTCGTCGGGTTGATTCCCGGCACAGACGCCTAACAGTTTCAGCAAAAAAAAATGGAGCCGATGACAGGATTTGAACCTGTGCGCTAATACTTACGAGGTATTTGCTCTGCCAACTGAGCTACACCGGCATTATGCCCCGCCTCCCGGTCTGACCGACCGCAAAAGCGGCTACACACCGCCTAGATATGGATCACCTCCCTACACGGGAGCCGGGGGCTTGAGTAAATCCGTCGAGGCCCGCATTGCGAATTACGAGGGGACACCCTCGGCCTCGGTGGAATTGTCAACTATGCTTTGATGTTTTCAGCAAAACGACAGGCTGTTGCTCTGGAACATTCGATGCCTCGCCGCACACTGGACACTCAAGCTCTCT